GCTCAGTTGCTTCTGGCTCAGTTGCTTCTGGCTCAGTTGCTTCTTTTACTTCTTCGTTTTTTTCTTCTGCTCCCATATGTTTATATATAAATTAAACTTATAATAATTAAATTAATAATACTAAATCGACCATTATTTGTAGCATTATATTTTCAACGCTTTTCTAATATCAGTTTTAATACTATCTAATTCCTTTTGTGGTGATTTACTTGCAAGATTTAAAATCCATAACATGGCATCTTGTTTTGCAAATATAGACATTCTTTCTTTTTCTGTAAGTTTCCTGTCGTTACTCAATCTAAGTGACAACTCCATGTAGCTTTCTTTCGTTGTATTAAATATCTCTTTAGTAATGTCATGTTCTTGCCACCCAACAATATTTTCATTTCTAATTAAACCACTTTCCCATTTAGTAATTTGGTCTAAATTCTCTTGATAATCATCGTCATCAATATCTTTAGTAAGGAATATTTCTTTTAATTTATCTATATCTTCCATGTTATTGTCCTGTTTTACTCATTTCTAAGGCTTTCGACACTCCACCCGGAACACCTGGATTAATTGGTTGTCCTGTTGGTGGTGTATTAAGTCCAGCTTGTATGTCTTGCTGGTTCATTTGCTGTGCTGTTTCATTTGCTTTTCTTTCAACATTTGAAGCAACAATATCTTTATGTGATGATGCAAACTCTAAAAGTACATCGTATTTTTCTGCAAGTGATACTCTATTGTCTGTAGCATAGTCTACTATTTTTTGCATAAAAGCAGTTGTGGCACCAAACCACATTTCTGGTTTTTTACCTCTTAACACTTCCTGTATAACAAGTGAAGCGTGCGCCATAGATCTTTTATCTGAAAATGTTTTAGTGTCCATAAACTCTGCAATCTCTTGGTCTGACCACTCACCTTGTTTTAATATTTCCTCATCACGTTTCTTTGAATTTATATTTGTACTAGTAGCAAGTAAACTTAAAGCTTTAATACGTTTCTCTGCTTTCAAATCATTATCAATCATCTGTTTATCTGTAGACATTATAAGAATATCAATATCCTTATTTGTACTAAGGTCCATTCTTGTTATTTCACCCCAATCAATTCCTTCTTCACCTAATAACCTTATCGCCATCTTAGAAGGCATGTGGTCTTTTAGTCCATATATATAAGATTTACCTAACTGTGCCATCATTTCTTGAAAAGGTTGTGAAGCCCAACCTATACGTTTTGAAATAGACTTTTGCTCTGCGAAAGTAACTGATGCTTTTTTAGATACGCTTCCTACGGCTCCTTGAGCTAAATCATTTGCACCTGTATTTTTTCCTAATGATCCAGTTATCCAATCAATAAGATTTACTGTACCGTTTAACTCTGCTGTTTTAAATTCATATATACCTTCACTGATTCTTTTAGAACCTTGTAGTGTATCAGCAGGAACTAAAGCATCAGGTCTGTGTTGTGCTTCATCAAGTTTGCGTACATCTTTAAACATTGCTTTATCATAAGCGCGCGCTCCAAAGTTTCGCTTCTCACGATTTGTAAGCTCTTGGTTAAACATTGCGACAATAGCATCAGCTGACGGGTATAAATCATCTGTGAAAGATTTTGAAAGAAAATTCTCATCATCTTCATGTGTAGCATAAGAAAACCATGGATATAGTCCTGATGAATCAATATCTTTCCATTTTTCAAATCGTAACCATGTTTGACTCCACGGATGAAATACAAGTAAATATCTTTCTCCATTTATATTTAAAATCCATTGACATAACTTATACACAGCTTCACCTACATAACTATTGTTATCAGGGTCAAGTCCTAGTGGTTTGAATCTTGATAAAGATTCCTCAAGGTCTTGTTTTCCTTGTGGTAAATAATCATTATCACTACTGTTTATTATAAGTTTTTTTACTTGCTCTTTATTATATGCGCCAGCTTTTACACCTCTTCTTAAAGCATTCTTTGTTTTTTCAATATCTTCTTCTCCTGCAAATAAGTGTTTTTCTAAGTCTTTACCTCCTCTTGGTTGGAAGTGGAAGTTTTTAAGGTTAACAACTTCGAGATTTGATTTATATTCTGGATCTGATTCTACTGTATATCTTAAGATTCCACGTCCAGTCATTATTGCATGCTTACGTGCCATTCTAAGTTTACTATCCCATTTACTGTTTTGTGCTGTGTCCATTATCTCCATTTGAAACGCACCGTTTATCTTTTGCACTTTGAAATAATCAGAAGCATCTCCTTCTTTAAACTCAAGTTTTATAGGTTCGTCATATTGTGCATTAAGTGTATCTATCATTCCGGGGAACACTGGTATTGGTACATTAAAAAGTTGCCTAAGTTTTTTAGGAACTTTACCGTCATACAAAGCATAGTACTTTGCAATCCTATTCATTCTTGGTCTTTTATAATCAGTTGAAGTGATAAGTTGCCTTGTTGCAATCCTCACTGCATGTTCTGCTAATTGTTCATGCCTCATTTTTTTAGTATCTTCCATATGTTGTTATAGTATCAAAGTGTTAGTTATTTGTAGCATTTTCTCTAAAGAAAACTTGATAACATCTCTTGCATCTTCCTTTTGCGTGGTGGTCTACTATTACAAAAGGTATACTGCACCTCAAACATCTTCCACTCTTGTTTATTTTATCATTACTAAAAGCTATGTAACCGCAATAAGTACAAGGTGTGTAAGTCAAAGCATCTCTTTTTGCTTTTGATTTACGTATAAAAGAAATATCATACATTTTTTCACACCTCTCACATCTTTTTTTTATAACTTTTGATGACATAATTTAATTAATCGTTTGTTGGAAGTTCATATTCTGTTGGTTGATAAACTGGAACACATTCATTAGGACATTTTAATCCGTCGCTAGTTCCGTCTGCATTTATAGTTATAGTACACTCCTCATCTCTAAAGAGTTTCTTACATACTTTACATCTGTGCATTTTATCTCTTTGTGTCATGATATTTATTCTTTATTATATTGTGTTTACAATCTTTACTGCATTTAAAAATAAAACCAACACCGTCATATTTTTTTTCATTACAGAAAACAACAAAAGGTGCATCTATTTCTAATTCTCCCATAAGTTTAGTTCTTACTATTTCTTTTTTCATAATATTAATCACTTATTGGCGTCTCATAAGGTGCTTGCTGATAACCTTCTTCTTCTGTTTTAACTGTTGCCCAATTCCTCATCTGCCATGCTATTGCACAAGCTATGAGTAAATCGAAATGGTTTGTCGTAAGCCTTACATCATCTTCTTTATCCATTAAATCATCTCTTGTGTATGCCATAAACTCAGCCACAAGATCCTCATCTGTAAGTTCAAGGTGTCCATCTGCAATAGCTCCTTTTACGTCCATAAGCATTTGTGGTTTAGTCATCCTATTTGTATTCCAACCTAATGTTTTTGTACGAGGATCAAGACCTACACGTGTTTCTTTTGTTTCTGTAAAATATATGTTGTCATAGATCTGTTTCAATCTACCTATACACATATCAAATTTATTGTTCTCTGGTGCAACAATAGGCTCACCATAACGTCTTGCTTCTGATGCAATCTCATCACCAAAGTCATCAGGCTTTATGAGGTTACTTGCAAAAGTAGCCACTACTCTGTTGGGTGTAGTAGAGAAGTCTATAAATACAGAAGTTGAATGGTCAATTCCTACACCTCCAGCCACGTCCATTGCACCTCCATATCTATGACTTGGGTTGTAGGGGTAAAACATTTTAAATCCAGCTATCTCTTTTGTTGCTTGTTTTGTAGTTTGTCTATTTAAAGAATCACGATCAAAGAATACATTTAACCCGGCAGCAGGCTCACACATATACTCACCAGCAAAATCATCTGCATCAATTTCTAATGCGTTTATATCAGCCATGGTGTAATAACTCCACATTGTCTTCTCTTTATATTTAATTGGCACAATTAAAACTTTAGTATTAGGGTTATTCTTTTTCAAGACCAACTTATGCACATTACCTCGTTCAGATACATAGTTACACGTATAAATCGCGCCACCATCTTTAGATAGACCATTCTTTGCTTCTTCCATGTTATCCCATATAGCTTTAGTCTTAACTAAACTACGGAGTGTGATTCGAGTCTCGAAGTCATCAAACCATATAAGATCAGGACGTGCCTCTTCTTGTATCTGTCCACGCTGCGACTTACCCAATGTACTAGCTTTCATTTTAATACCTGTAAAAGTTGTGAACGAATCCATACGTTCTTCTTTTTTGAAGTCTGTCTTTTGAAATATCTCAGGATATATACGTGAAATAGAAATAAGCAGGTTGTAAATATCAGTTACAACCTGCTTTGAATTATCGTCATCAGATAATATTTTTATATATTTTCTCTTGTGATCCAAGTCATTAGATATACAAAATGCAAGAAAAAGTTTTGTTCGAGTAGTCTTTGCGCCGCCACGGAATACAATATCAATAAAGAATTTAATAGCAGAGATAATATCATTAGATCTCTTGATTGGTTTACCGGAATAAACTCTATAGTTATACTGATCTATTTCTTTATGGAAATCTGAATCTGTATGTTTATAGAACTTCGGAAAAAGTTTTCTCCCCCATAGATTAAATTTAAGTAAGACTTCTTCTTCAGTATTCGAACTATCAAATGAAAATAAAGCCCTTAACTCAGCTTTATCATCTCTTTCTAAAATTTCTTGTATTTTATTCATTGGCATTTGTGCTTGGGTAAGAAAAACTACTAATACAAAAACATTAACTGTTACACCTTCCACGATGCTTTTTAAACGAAATGTTGCAGATAATATCTATTGGTTTCACCAATCTATTTTTATTTTATAAGTTTGCATAACTTACTTACTATTTATAATAATAGTAACAATAAAAAGAAGTCTGGACGGAGTTTGATTAATTATCTCAAATCGGATTCTGTACTTCATCTTGCTGCAATAAAGCTCTTACCCTCGCGCAAATATCAACGAACTTATTTTTTTAAAAAATCTTTAAGAGCATTATCACTTGCTTCCTTTTGCTTATCATTAAATAACGGTTTACCATCTGAAGTTAGATCTGTTTTATTATCAGGATTACCTTCTGCCATCTTCCAAATAATTTCTTTAGGAAGACCTTTCATAAATTCAACACGTTGCTCATCATCCATTTCTCTCATTTTTTTTCTAACCCATGTTTTTAAAGAAGGACCTTTTGGTCTACCGCCAGGATTACCACTAAAACCTTTTATAAACCTTCCTAAGGAATCCTTGTTATTTTCTTGTTTTTGAGGTTTGTTCTCATCCATGATACTTATTTTACTCTAAAATAGCTTTAGTTAATTTGTTTAAAAACTTTTCTTTCGTCACTTCATCAATCTCATTAAAACTTTTAAAATTAGGTGTAGAAATTGCAGTGCATTTACCTTCTTTTAATGCTATTAA